TGTAGTTTTATATATCTGATCTTAGTTTTAAAAATTAATATTTTTTAAGGAAAGTTACGAATAGCCGCTATGGTTTACGGGGTCAATCAGTACCTGTCAGTACCATAGCCATAGCCATAGCCATAGCACCAAAGATTAGTGTAGAAATATCTCAAGACGCGCAATGTGTAACGGGATTAAAGCGTGCACAATTTAAGCGCATTAAGCGTGACAAGAACGCAGAGCGTGTAGGTCATGTCGAATGAAACACGTAGTGGTTCTCCGGCTAGTATTGCACGATGTACCGCAAGAGCATGGTTCACTTTGTTCCCACACGCAGCGCCCGTTGCATACGAGCATTGAGGGGAACCGAGTAAAACGAGGTCTAGCCTTTGTGTAGCGCGACAATCATTTTGCGACAAACTGACAATCATTTTGCGACACGATTTTAGCCCCGTTTTACAGTGAGTTTGGATCAACTTTAAAGCTGGTTCAAACTCACTGTAATATCACTTCCAACTTCTTATGATTAGCTCCTTTTTAGGTGTCCGGCCTTGGGTGCCTCCGACTGTGTAGGTGATGGGGACTGTCTTCATTCTGAGTCCTTTGAACACCTTTCTGATATCGGGGTGGTCGTTGATGCTGATGATCATCTTGCCTTTAATTGTTTTGGCCAATTCTGCCATCATTTCATATTGTTCTAGGCCAAATTCATTCCCGTAGCCTGCTGTCTGCCAGTAAGGTGGATCGAGGTAGAACAGGGTGTGGGCTCGGTCATAGCGTTTGACGATATTTTCCCAGTCCAGGTTCTCGATATTAGTACGGGTCATGCGTAGGTGTGCCTGGCTTAAATCTTCTTCAATGCGTAGTAAATTGAAGCGTGGTGGACTGGTGGTGGCGGTGCCATACGTTTGGCCATCTACCTTGCCACCAAAGGCCAGCTTCTGCAGATAGTAGAACCGTGCGGCACGTTGGATATCGGTGAGCGTTTCGGGTCGCTTTTCCTGTTCCCATTTGTAGATTTGGCGGCTTGTTAAAGCCCATTTAAACTGCCTTACAAACTCTTCTAAATGGTGTTGAATGACCCGATATAAATTAACTAACTCACCATTAAGGTCATTCAGTACTTCGACCTTGCTGGGTTGTTTTTTAAAGAAGATGGCACCCGCTCCTGCGAATGCTTCCACATAGCATTTATGTTCAGGGAATAATGGCAGTATTTTATCTGCCAGGCGTGACTTTCCACCCATCCAGGGTATAAACGGTTTGGTCATTTTATGAGCCTTTTTGTTTTAAGGTTTATGTTAAAGTCACCTTACCGTGATCGCGGTGGAAGGTGCCTTTGCTGGCTCACAGTACTTGTTTTACTGTTTGCTAGGGCTGGGATGATGTTCGCGCATCAACCCAGTCGCCCTTTCTTTTTATTTATTACCAGACTATGGCATCAACCTTCGCTTCAGTATCAGTTGCAACATCATTTACCTGGTCAACTAATCCTTTCAATTTATCTTGTGCATCTCGCACATGAATAGCTGCTGCTTGGCCAACTTGTTCAATTTGTGCGTGAGCGTGTATGCGGCGATCCCATATGTCATTAGCATCGGCACACCAGAATGGCACCTGCCATGCATTATCTGATGTATTAATGATTGATTCAGTCACAACGCCATTAAGGTTTGACTGGTCGCGCTCAGTTAATGGGTAAGAGTGAAAAGTACCTAAAGCATCAGATGTAAATCCAGCTAATATATGTAAGCTACAAGCTTTATATAAATCTAAAATCTTTAATTCTTTACCTTCTTGCAATGTTGGTTTAAGTAAGTCAATCGCCCCAGCATCTGTAATTTTAACTGCGCCAATCGGCAATAGATGTTCAAATCCCGCCTCGATTTCATGTACTTTATTGTTTACTTTATATTTTTCCATTTCATTTCATCCTATTTTAATTCAACCCAAGAACTGACCGAACCGCCTGTAATGTTTAATACATATGAACTGCCAGGAGGGACGATACCTGCAACGCTAAAAACATCTGAGTTGGGCTGATATTTAGATACGGTAAGACCATCGATCACTAATTCAATGACTGTACTAACATTTGATGTTATGTATACAGCTATAGGCTTATTGCCTACATTATAATACGTTACTCCCGCACTTCTGCTTACAGCTACATCCTGCAAAGTTTGGTTGACGCCTATATCGAACTCCTGAACGGCATCTAATACCATATTTAGATCTGCATCGTCAGGCGTAAAGCCTGCAGCAACAATAAGTCTTCGAAAAGACTCACCAATTTTATAAAACCAATGTGGCCCTGGTATGGTTGCTTCCTGACCTGCGCCTGGATCAGCAGTACGTGGGTAACCGGTCGATGGGACAGCGGGTGCAGCGGGTGGCGCTGCATCAGCATTGGCGGCATAGTTACGTGGTTCCATAATACTTACTCCTCTTATAAATATTCAAAAATAACGACACAATGTGCGGGTGCGGTTTTATTAATGGTGCACTCCAACTTTGTTCGCGGTAATTCTTGGCCAAGCGATTCATCCACGGCGCTTTCAACTGTGAACGCAATCACTGCCTGGTCTGTTACTGATAACTTAATTGCGAAGCGCCAGTCTTCGCCATACAAGGGAGCATCAACACTGCTATCTACCGAATGTGATTCGTATTCAGTTGTCGTTGCCGGTGCAAAGCCTAAAAATTCTGCTGTATCAATTAGTTCTTGATTATTATCACTAACTTGTTCTGTGACCTTGGCCGTTAATAACAGTTGACGCTCTGCTATGGTTGCACCTAAGTAACCACAATCACCAGGTATTGCATGCGCTTGCTCCCAGTCAGGCAACAACTCAACCGTGCTACGTGGATCGGCTTCGGCCATTAAATCAACAACACGTTCATTAATGTGTGCAAACTCTGTCGCTATGCCTTTTAAGAATTTGCTATAAACAGAATCATCACGCAGCAACGACGTCCACAACTTACCGCGCGGGTGAAGTTGTTTAAGTTGAAGTTGATAATCGTCAACAGTTGGCATTTATAAAACACTCCAAGTAAATGCACCCACTGTTAATAGCTCGCCTTTGTTCAACGTGACATCTGCAGCGGGGATAACAACAACATGATCTTCTTCGTCTGTTGAATTACTGATGGCTTCACGTATGTGTGAAATGGGTAGCGTTGCATTACCAGTACCGTCTTCAACTTTTGCTTCGCGTAAAAACAAAGAACGAATGGCCGCTTCAACCGCACTATGAACCGCATCGGTTGCAGGATTAATTTGAATCTCAAAGTTTTGCACCACTTCAGTGGGTGCGATGGCACTAAAGCCTTTCATGCCTGAAGGTCGCAACACATCAATATAATCTTGCACGGTTTGTACTTCTGCCGCATCGGGAATAAGTGAAGCATCATCATCACGCACAAAGAACAAGCCGACCGTGCCATAGCCCATCCAATTACTATAAGACCAGGCACGGGTGACACCGGCCACTTCGCGTGCCCACACTTCGTATTGATCGTTGTTTGACCCATTGGGGTTTTTCGCAATGCGTTCACGTATGCGCTGGTTAACCTGATCCCATGTTTCCTGATTGGTACCACCGCTTAATCCATTCACCGCAACGGATGCATTAGAATTAATACCAGCAACGGCAACGGTTAACGTAAGGGTCACACCTTCATCTGCATTGCTGTCTTGACCCGCACCATCAAACTCAACCGTTGCGGTTACTGCAACGGTGGCAGCACCACCGGCAATCGTAGCATCGGAATCGGTTACATAATCAAACCCCGCGCGTTGGAAGACGCTGCCAGCGGGTAGTACTTTTCCATCCGTACCCGTTAAATTAATATTGCCACTTGCACCAGCCGCCGCCTTGCGACCTTCTTTTAAATATAATGTTGCTTGCTGTTCAATAACGGCTTCATCGGTCGCGTAGCCAGGTACCACCTGTTTTGATGCGTATTGAATGTGGCCATGCAAACCGTGCGCGACACCGACAAAGGCTTTACTCAACACAGCCACTAAACTACGACGCAACCAGCCATAGGTGCTATTCATTTCACTTTCAACATCAGAGCGAGAGCGTTGTTTTAGCGTTGCGATTGTGGGTCTTTTAAATGACATTTAAGCCGCCTCTAATTCATATTCAAATAATTCTTCATAGCTACTGCCATCAAGCATGGTCATGGTAATAACAATCGCCATCACACCAGAGCGATACCAATACGTTTCCACATTTATTTTTGATGCAATGTCATCTTCAATAAACCAACCCAGTGCTTCAGTTGCATATTGTTTGCCACGGTCTAAAGTGTCTTGCGTTTCTTTAGCCCGTTCGAGCAACCACAAGCGTGAACCCACGATGTCGTCTTCATAAGCATCACCCCAATGGCCACGCTTATCATTTGTGCCATCGGGAATTTCATCATCATCACGTGCACGTGCATCGGTAAATAGACTGATCATCACAGCCGTACGCAAACCCAAGTCATGATCGATGTCGTCTTGGCCAACACCAATATCAAACTGCTTGTTATCAAAGTTAAGTGCCATATCCATTAGGTCATTTTCTCAGTCGGTGGTGTATTTAATGCGGGGTGACCGTGACCGTTGTACGTGTCACGCATGCCTTGCATAGAACCGGCGGCATCGCTAATTTGTGCACCGCTTGTAATGTCGCCGCCTACATTTAATAGGCCGGTGATTTCACATTCCGGAGTGGTCATAGTGACTTTGGTGCTGGCAACAATATTGACAGCGGGGCTAGTGACATCAACCTGGTTAGTTGCAATCACAGTGAGCTTGTTGGCTGTGTTCATGTAAATTTCATTGCCGTTTTTAAAATGAAGCACATCACCTTCATCGGTATAAATTGCGACTTCACCTTTTGCCAAACCTTTTAATCTGAAAATACGATTCGCCACCGCAATGGCCACCGTGTGTGAACGTTGCCCGTTTAATGATGCCGTGAGTACTTCAGGTTCACCTGGTGCATGCGCGGTAAAGCCATAGCCTTCAAAATGCTCAACATCATCGAGCACTTCACCCTTGAGCAATTCAACCTGTAGCACTTGCATTAATTCATTCGGGTCAATGAGTGTCGCCACACCACGCGAAACCAACTGGCGCACTTTACGACGCAAAGGTTTTAACACCATGTTAAGCGTGCGCATCATAAAAAACTGTCCTCATTAGCTTCTTCCGGTAAAGGAATTAAATCTAATGCTTCAGGCGGTAACAATTGCAACTCGGTACGCTCGCCATCTTCATCCTCAATAAATGTGGTATGCACAATCAATAAATCTTTTTTAAGTTCGTTATAGGGGTCAACAACAGGAACCAACTTATTTGGTTGCCATAAACCATCTGCATGTCGCCAACCGTTTACGGTGTAAGTCACAGGCTGAGATTCACCAAAACGAATATTGCGATCATTTTCTGCAATACGTTTGGCATCGTTTAAAGTGAGATCATCAGGGACGATATAAAGGGTGCGTTCTTTACGAATGTTTTTATCGATGGCCACACCGTCGATATGGGCTGCTGCGTTGCCATTGATAAAGTCATCACCCGCCTGTTGACCTGTAACGGTATAGGTATGAAACCGATCACGCTTACTGCGTTTACCCGATCCGGTTAAAATATTCTCACCGAGTATTAGTGCCGTGCTTATTTTTTCTTTACTGGCACGGGTGATCACTAAGTCACCTTGTGCATTGCTTGTTAAATGCACCGCGCGATAGGTGGCCAGCTTTGCTAAAAACTCATGATAATATTCGGCTACATCTCGTGATGCTTTTTTAAACGGTTCACCCACATCACATTCAACCACCACGTTAATGCCAAAAGGCGCACACTCTTTTTTTGCAATAGCGGTTAAATCTAAATTTTTATAGGGTTTTCTTAACGAAGAACAATCCACTAAGTCCCCTGTTTTAGAGCGACCATTCACTGTTAAGCTATGACTTTTATCATCGTAATTAGTGATCACATCATCGGTGTAACCTGTGATGACTGTTTCACCATCAATCTCAATCACACACGGGCTGTCTTCATTAACAACACGTTTTGTTTTTGAGTTTGCCCACTTATCCGTTAACTCAAGTTCAAAGGTGTCTGCAAAGCGACGCATACCACGTTGAATTTTAATTTTTTTCCAGCCACCATAAATCTGGCCATCCACTTTTAGTGTTAAATTAGACATCAGTTAACACCTCCAATGCTTGGCCACCTTGAACAAAACCAGCGTGTGCAATCTTGTTTCGTGTAACCAACTCGGCTTCACGAGTCGCATCACCATAAACGTTATGCGCAATGACTAATGCGGGTAAAGTGGTCAGTGGTGTGTGTGTTTTAATTTTGGGTAGTTGGGCGGCACGTGTGCGTAAGTCAGTAATCAAAGCAACACGTAATTCCGCTAAACTAAAATACATCTCATCCGCAATCGGTGAGCCATCAACAATATTTTCTTGCTCAATTTGTTGGTCTAGCGCATCGGCTAATTCTTGTTGAATACGCAACGCATCATTGCTGGTTGCAAAGTTTGTGGTGGCCGCTGTTTTTGCACCCTCACCAATAGCAATGCGTTTAGTCAATGTCACCAGCGCTTGTTTTGAGGTTGCCGCTTGTCGTCCCTGTGGTGTAGTGGTTGAAGGGTAGGTAGGCTCCTCCTTCTCAAACACACCTTTATACAAGTTAAGGGCATTGCCTGGTTCATCGAGCAAAGTCTGAACACGAGAAAAAGAACCGGCAATGGCAACTGCCATATTAAATGGGGTACGAATTAAGCTTGCGATAGGAACAGTCGCCGCACCCGTCACATTTTCAACAGCGCCAAGAATATCGCCGAGCTCTTTGGTAATGTCATCCACATAACTTTGTGCCTGACCCAGCACATCAAAGACTGATGCAAAATCATTAATGCTATCGGCAATGGATTTATCCGCTTGTTTATTAACACCCGAGGCAGTGTCATACGTTGAGTTTGGATATCGTGGCTTGGCTTCGGCTTCAACATAAGTCAACGTGAAGGTGGCTTTGCCATGAGAGCGTGACGACTCACTCATCCGCGCATCAATAATTGAAACAACCATGCTGCCATATTTGGGGTGCAGCAATGTACCGTCCCCAGGTAACTCAATGGCATCCAGTAACTTATCACGCGCTTCTTGCCAGCCAGCCCCCATTACGGAGACTTGAATATTATATTTTCGTGCCTTCTTACCGAGGTCTTCAACATAAGGTTCATCGCGCGACGGATATTCGTGCACTACATTGCGACGACCAAACTCCAGGTCTTCGCTGGTGACAATAAATGCTGCGTCGCGAAATTTACCAATCACATTATGGCTCATGCGAAAATCCTCCCATGTGCTACACTAGGGGCATCACAATAATTAAGGATAATGTTATGAAAAAGCTGTTGTTTATTTTGATGTTGCTTCCCACTGTATCGATAGCCGCTACTCCAGCGAGTATTGTTTTTGGTTACGAGTGTGAGGAAATTAATAAAAAAAATCTTGGCTTTACATGTAATGGCATTGAAGGTGATGTACAGCGCTTCCTTCAAATACACGTTATGAACACCAACTTGAATAAAGATAAGAAGATTAATTACGAATTTAATAAATTTTTGCTGCGCTATATTGATTTGGGCGGCAAATATATTACGATTAAGGTTAATGGTTGGCCAGAAAACAAAACCCGCGAATGTACCGCCACTAAAAACCGTAAAAACTTCAGATGCAACGATTGTGTAATGTCTAAAGATGGTATTGGCACATGCAAATAAAAAAACTAAGTTCATAGCGCACCCCCCACATCCAACGCACTATCCATTTCAATATCCATGCCTTCGGTCTTAACCGCTTTGGTTTTGACCCTGGCATCTTTACTTTCAACTTCCAGTTTTATCGTGGCTTCTTTATTATTTATCTCACGTGCAACAACCTTTCCAATGTCTTCAGAAATATTGTTTGTATACCCCTTCGGAGCCAGGCTAGTCTGACGTGATACATTTTGTGTTTCGTCTTCAGTAAAGAGGTTTTTTATTCCACGTCTTGCATTGCCTACAGTTAATTCTGCTAAGTCATTAAATATATCGATAGTAAATCTTTTAACGACAGCACCTAACGCATGATCAATTGCTTTAGCGTTTGCCCAGGCATCGGTTTTTTGAAAAGTATCCATTGCATCAGCCAGATCCTTTGTCGGCTGACTAACCAGGCTGTCAATCACTTCTGATGTTTTGTTGCTAACACTTTGTTTTGCAGCTTTTGCGGTACTCGCATTAATACGTGCGTTTTTCTCAATCAAGCTGCCATCTGCAGTTATGTTTCTTAATTCGATCAGACGTTCAGCGCCTCTTGGTTTTGAGTAGCCTTGAAACACTTTTACGCCTGACTCGCCGAATAACTTACCTAGTTTTCCGAAGTCACCTTTTGCTGCGTTATATATTTCAGGAATTAAATCAGGTAATGGACGAAGCAATACGCTGTCTTTCTTTCTTGTCTCAATACCTGCGCCACTGAGTATTTTTTGTACTTCTTTTTTGTTTAATGCAGATACAAGTGATTTTATTGCTTCAGCTGCTTCATCGGCAGACTTCACCGCATCAATTGTAATTTGTGCAACAGCGCCTGCATCACTTAAAGTTTCTGCACTTGCACCAACACTTGCAGTAACAGGTGAATATAATCCTTTACCTGTTTTAGCAATTTCACGAAGAGGAACTGACCCCGTTAAACTTTGTTTGTATTGAACACCTAAAAACTGTTGAACTTGATCAACTTCTTTTAATCCATTTTTAAATGCAATGGCAATCATTGCTCCTGCATCTTCACCAGCAGCACCGGTTGCTCTGATAAATTGAGCAAGATTACGAAGGTTTTTTTGTGCGTTAGGGAAATCTCCTGTTTGCGCAATGATTTTATCGAAGCCAGAAAGCAAGATGCTTTTATCCAGGCGAATGCTTGGATCATTAGCCAGTTCAATTAATTCTTTTTTTAGTTTAGCTATCTGTTCTGCTGTAGCCTGACCATCAGTTTGTAGTTGTGTGAGATTTGCATCGAACTCGATAACTTTATTGGCAGAACGTATGGCAGCAGCAGCGGTTGCCATTGCTGCTAATTTTTTACCCATGCCAGAGAAAGAGTTGCTTGTTGCTCTGGTATTACGACGCAACCCTTTAAGACTACGACTGCTGTTTTTTGCAAAACGATCAATATATTGTTCGTTGCGTTTGGCTTGGCGTCCAAGGTTTCCCTTAAGATTAACAATAATAGATGTTAGAAGTTCATTCTGCATTTATATAACGCCAATATTTATATAGTTTATAAATCGAAAGGTGGTGCACGTCGTTTAATTTCAAACCTGCAACGCTTGATATGGCCAAACAGATATCTTCAACGCGGGGAAGTAACCCCGCTAAGGCTTTCCCTTTTCGGTTATCTCTTTGGTCGCAACTTTTGCAATAGATGCAGCATCAAGTTCTTCTGTTTTTTGCTGCAACAAAACAAAATCATCAAGATGTAAATTCTTTGTAAGCTCAGAAATTGTAAACGGCCCACTTACATCATCCATGCGTACAATCTGTCGGCGAAAAATATTGCGTCCATATAAAGCAGGGCTCAATACAAGCTTATGCTCAAGCTCATCTTCAGAATTAAGTGCTGATATTAGTCTTTCAGACTCTTCTTCAGCTTCCATTAAATCAGCGGCGGTATAAGGGCGAATGAAAGCATTTTTTAAAATGCTTTCACCCGTCTTATAACCGTGTATTAAAGGAACTTTAATCACACTCATGCCTTACACCTTATCCAGTTGTTCACATGAAATTTTCAAAGGTGCTTTACCACTGCCTTCAAATGAAACAGGTTCAGTAGTGAAGGCTTTGCGCATCATGTATTGCTGACCCGTGTCCGCTTCAAAAATAACTGTGGCACCAGACATATTGGTTAGCTCGATGGCATCAAAATCTTTGTTTTGAAGCACGGTGCAATCGAGCATTGGTGCTTCTTCAGCCTCACTAAAATAAGTGCGGCCACCGTGTGTTTCCGGCTCACGTTTAACGCCACCTGGGTTTAACGTTGCCTGGTTCTCGGTGGGAATAACGACACCATCAAAACGAATCGTAACTTTTCCTGTAATTTGACCACTCATGATTCTTTATCTCCTAAGTCTTTTGATTAACGACGGAATTCGTTATGAACAGCGGTGACTCGCATTTGACCAACTAGTTTCGGTGAGTCATAAATATTCAGCCGTGCGGGATCATTAACATCTACTTCAGCTCTTACGGTTGCTTTATAGCCTTCATAGTCTTGCACCCAACCTTTGTCTTCCATTTCTTTGTATAGTAATAATAATTCAACTACTGCGACCTTGGGTTGCATCACTGGTTGACCGGGCGCGACTCGCATGGAGTCATCAGCTAATTTATGACGTGGATATTTTTGAGCAAACATCGCCCGTTGTTCAAACCGAATACGTTCCAATGTTTCAGGTGTGTTGATATCAAGATAACTGTCATCAGAAATCCCCGATGTATTTAATTGATACATGGTAATCTGACGTTCAATCTGAACGCTGCCATCACTGGCCACCGTGTAGGTTGCGATACCATCAAACAATAACTGGTTACGCTCGGTATCTGTCCAGCGTACTTCTTTAGGTGGTGCCATTACACCAGGTAAGGGAAGACGTTGCAGTGGACGAGCAGGATCAATTGATAAATACTTTGCGTCAACAATTGCGTTAATGCTGGCAAAGATATAAGGAGGTGTTGGCAATATATTTGTACCCATCGACGTTACATGTGGATTATTACGGCTATTACCATAGGTGCCCGTAGCGGCATGAGTGCCGCGATATGCAGCAAAAGCACGGCAACCAATCTGGCGCATTGGGCCCCAACGACTATTTAGCTCTGTCTCTAACACAACTAAGTTTGCAGTATCGGTAAACGGCATGACGATCCAGTTGTACCATTCATCACCAATAGCAGCGATGGTCGCGGTAACATCTGGGTTCGTGGTACCACCGGCCATCGCACCAAAACTTATCATCGTGCCTTTAGGTGTTTTTTCATCGTAATAATTCATACGAAGGTCAAGGTCGTTACCCGTTTCACCTTTCCACTTACAAGTGAGATCAACTTGATTAGTAGTCACACCATTCACAACCGCATTCACGGGTAAGGTTGTGTCTGCTGTAATGGCTGCGGCAATCGCCGTTGCAATCTCATCTGCAGTGTCACCTGAAGCGACACCGACTAAAACTTTTTTACCGGCAATGTAAATGGCAAAGGTACCTGAACCCGTCGCATTACCCGTTGCCGTGATGGTTCCCGCAGCAGCTGCACCTGCACCGGCTTCATCTAATGCAATGGCATACGTTTCCATAAACTTATCAGCATTTTTAATCGCTTTGATTTGCTCGGCTAACATTGAACCGCGACCAAAGTATTCTTCAGCTTGCTCACCGGTATTAACACGCGTGGCGATATCAGCCGCAACCGTACCGGTCGCTAAACGCTGACCAATGACCAGCACTTTAAAGTTAATTGCAGCATTACCGGCAAGGCGATTATCAAACTCAATAAACGTACCAGGAATACGAAGGGCTGCTGGGATTTCATTAAATGCAATAGGCATGATTCATTACTCCTGGTTAGTTTTACTTTTGTTTT